CCCGCCAAGCCGGAAAATGTAAATCACGATGTGATTGGCTTCCATCTTAATAGTCTCTATTCGCCCTACGGGTGGCATAGCTGGGAACAGATCGCGCGAGATTTCATTGCGGCCAAGGAGAACCCGAGCAAATTAAAGGTTTTCGTGAATACAACCCTCGGGCAGACGTGGGCGGAAAAGGGCGAGGCGCCGCCGTACAAAAATCTTTACAACCGCCGCGAGCAGTACAAAACCAACCATGTGCCCGCCGATGTGTGCTTCCTCACCGCCGGTGTCGATGTACAGCGCGACCGCCTGGAGTTAGAGATTGTCGGCTGGTGTGCCGACAAACGCAGCTATTCGATCGACTACCGCGTAATCGAGGGGGACACGGCCGGAACCGCCGTATGGGACGATTTGGCAGCCGTCGTGGGTGAACGGTGGCCGCGCAAGGACGGGATGGAGTTTCCTATCCGAATGATGGCGGTGGATACCGGCTACAACACGACGCACGTCCATACCTTTTGCCGCCGGTTCGTCGGTGATCGCGTCATACCGATCAAGGGTCAGGATCACCTCGGCATGGCGTTTTCACCACCCAAGCAGGTGGACATCACCAAGGCGGGTAAAAAGGTCGGAAAGATGCGCCAGTGGAATATCGGCGTGTCATTCCTCAAAACGGAGTTATACGCCCACCTGCGGCTGGAAAAGGACGAGAACGGCATCCCTCCGCCGAACTATTGCCATTTTCCCGAATATGACGAACACTATTTCCGTGGCCTTACCGCCGAGGAGCAGGTTGTCAAGGTGGTGCGGGGGTACCGAAAGTTGCAATGGGTGAAGCGGTACGAGCGCAACGAACCGCTTGACTGTCGTGTCTATGCTCGGGCTGCTGCGGCTATCCTCGGGCTGGATCGGTTGAACCCACAGCGTTTGGCGCAGATGGGTGGTGCAACCGCCAAAAAGAGAGACGCTCGTAACGACGAAAGCACCGGGCGCCGTCGAGGTGGCAGTTTTTGGGATGATTGATATACCGAGATGTCGGTATATTTAGAAAAGGTTTACCGAGAACTCGGTAAACCTTTTCGCGTGGTATTGTGAATGTAAAACACCTCTCATAAATTCGTTGCAAATCGTTACGCTGCCATGTCTTTTACAATCGAACAATATACCGCGCTCAAGGAGGCCATCGCCACCGGTGCGACAACCATAACCTACGGCGACAAAACCGTGAGCTATCGGTCGCTTGCCGAGATGAAAGATTTGGTTCGAATGATTGAGGAGGAGTTGTTTCCGGAACGCCGCTTGCGCCGTCGTCGCCTCGCTTGTATTGACCGAGGCTATTTCAGCAAAAGATGAGAATTTCATTTGAAATATCGCGTAGCCGTAAAAAACGGGCCTATGAGGCGGCCGACAAAGGCCGTCGCGGCAAGGCGTTCCGGTTGGCAAAGTCCACGAGTGTCAATAGCGAAGTATCGGCCGCGCTGGTTACGTTGCGGGATCGTTCCCGTAATATGGTCCGTAACAACGGATGGGCGCGGCGGGCTGTCGAAGCGATCACCAAGCACACGATCGGCGATGGCATCCAGCCGGCGCCTGACGCCGATTTGGCAACTTGCCAACTCGTAAAACGACTTTGGAGCAAATGGGCCAATTCGACCGCCTGCGACTGGTATGGCAAAACGACATTTTACGGGTTGCAGGAATTAGCGATGCGGTCCATCGCTGAGAGTGGCGAAGTGTTGATTTTGAGACGCTGGGTCATGCCCGACGACAACAACCCGCTACCGCTCCAGTTGCAAGTTTTGGAGGGCGACCAGCTCGACCACACCCGAAATGGCAGCAACGATATGGGTTATTGTCGGCTTGGGGTTCAATTCAGCAAAGAGGGGCGCCTGCTCGGTTACTGGCTTTTTGATTACCACCCCGGCGACAGCTTTATCGTTGCACCGGCGCTTGCCAGCAAGTTTTACCCCAAGGAGGATGTGCTACATGCTTTCGAGGTGTTGCGGCCTGGACAGGTCCGAGGCTTGCCGATCGGAGTGTCGGCGTTTATGAAAACGAGCGATTTTTCCGACTACGAGGATGCCCAGCTCGTAAAGCAAAAGGTGGCCGCGTGCTTCGCCGCATTTGTATTGGGGTCGGAAGATGACGGTGGCGAGGATGGTGCGATAGGTATCGAGCGCTTGGAGCCTGGCATCGTCGAACACCTCGGAGCTGCCGAATCGGTAGAGTTCGCCAATCCGCCCAGCGTGTCCGATTACGATGCTTACGCCAGCCGCATATTGCAGGGAATGGCCGCTGGCTATGGCATCACCTACGAAATGCTGACGATGGATTATAGCCGTGTGAATTTTACCTCGGGGCGCATGGCGAAAATCGACGTTACGGCCAACTTCAAAAGCTGGCAGTATTTTATGATCGTACCGCAGATTTGTGCCCCCGTGTGGAATTGGTTTATCAGCGCGTGTATGATCAAGGGAGAGTTGTCCCGATATATATCCGCCGACTGGACGGCACCTCGCATTCAGCAGCTCGATCCGCAGCGCGAGACCGCCGCACAGGTCGATAGGATCAAGGCCGGTCTTGCGACGATCAGCGAGACGATCCGAGAGATGGGGCGCGAACCCGAGGAGTTTTTCAAAGAATATAAACAGGACATCGACCGGCTGGCCGAGTTGGGTATTACCATTGACAGCGTGAATACCGCCGCTACGGTCGTCCAAAAAGAAAATAGCAATGGCAAAACAGGAAACGAATAACCGCACCATGGGCGTGCTGTACGGGCGGGCGCTCGTGCAGCCTACGACCATCGACCAGGAGGCCCGCGAGGTAGATGTCGTTTGCGCGACCGAAAAAATGGTTACGCGCTTCAGCTGGGACGAAGACTACGACGAAATGCTGGTCTGCGAAGCATCCGCCGTTCGAATGGACCGCGCAAATCAGGGGCTTCCGCTTTTGGACTGTCATAATTCGTACTCGGTGCACAGCCAAGTCGGTCGCACGGTCAAGGTGTGGATCAACGAATCGCGCCAGCTTTGCGCTCGCGTTCGTTTCTCCAGCCGTCCCGAGGTGGCCGGACTGTTCCAGGATGTGGTGGACGGGATCGTCAAAGGGATCTCGGTCGGCTACGAAATCTACAAGTTCGAGCGCGAGGAGCGCCCAAACGGTGCACGGCCTATCTACCGGGCTACCGACTGGATGCCGATCGAAATTTCCCTCGCTCCAGTACCCGCCGACATCGACAGCGGCATCCGCACAGGACAACAGCAGCATCCGGTCGAAATCATAAACAAACGAATCACAAATACCACCACCAACATGAAAAAAACGAGAGCAACAGAAACAGGTAAGACCATGGAGTACGTCGTCGAGGGCGATCCCGTAAAGCAGGGAGACATCGTAACCGTTGATGGCGTTAAGGGCGTTGCCCTTTCCGATGGCGAAGTGGGCGATACCATTACACTCACACTGATTGAGGAAGAGGTCACGCCGACTGACTCCGACGAAGCCAAAACGAACGAGGATGTAGTTGCAGCGGCCGAGGATGCAGCAGCCGCAG